GGTCGGGGCAGACGGTTATGGATGGGTTCTGTAATCCGACGGGGTCCGGTTCGGTGAAGACGGCGATAGAGTCTGATCGGACGCTCGGCGGGGCCGCGCAGACCTTGCACGTCACGGACGTTACTTCGTTCGGTGCATCGCAGATCGGCGATACACTCTACTTAGTCGCAGATTTTTCCGTCACCGTATACGCATAAAGGAGAACCACCATGGCAAAGTTTGTTGCAACAGATTATAAGGTCACCATCAATGGCACCGATTTCAGTTCCTCGATCATGGCTGTCGACCTTTCGGTCAGCTCAGCGGATGTCGAGACTACCGCTTTCGGGTCGAGTTGGACGACTCACGTCGGCGGTTTGAAGTCCGCGACGATCAAGCTTGATTTCATTCAGGATTTCGGTGCGTCCGCTATCGATGCGACGCTCTGGCCGTTGATCAATACTCTAGCGACGGTCGTTCTGCAGCCTACTTCGGGGACCGTGTCGGCAACGAACCCGTCATACACTGCTCTGGCGCTCGTGAATTCGTACCAGCCGTTCGCCAGCTCGGTGGGGGATCTAGCGACGCTGTCGGTTACTTTCCCGACCAGCGGAACAGTCACCCGCGGAACCGTCTAACCGAAGTAAGGAAATACTGCGATGGCTCAAATGATTAGGCGCATCCCGTTAAGAATTGACTACCTTGACGGGAGTTTCGAACTCGCGTTGTGTACGGGCGCGGACACCATCGCGTTTGAGCGGCAATATGACCTTTCGGCGAACAAGGTTTCGGAGCGGCTGGAATACATTTGGTTCGTTGCCTGGCATAACCTGAAGCGGTTCGGGAAGACGCAGCTCGACTTCGATCCGTGGATGGACACGGTTGTGCAGGTCGGCGATGACGAAACGGCGGGCGATACGGACATCGTCCCTTTGGAGAATCCAGTACCCACTGGCTCATCTGCCACCTCGCCTTCGAGTTCGGACTTGCTCCCGCTGTAATTTTGCAGGAGTCGGATCGGATGCAGGAAACGATGTTCAGGTACCTGCGGTGGCGGCAGACGGAACAGGCGGCAGCGAACCGGAGGAAGTAATGGTGATGGCGGTGCGCGTCACGGGTGATCAGCGGGCTGTCGCGATCCTCAAAGCCTTCAACAGGGAAGCTTATAAGGAAATTTCGAAGGGCCTGAAGAAGGCGGGCGAGGTTGTGCGGGATGACGTTCGGGATCGGACGCCTTCCGGTGAGCCGTTGTCTGGTTGGGGTAAGTGGTTGACGACGCGCACATCGAAGGCGGGTGTGACGGCGACTCGTGATCTTTCCTATGATGGCGGGAAGGTCAAGGCGGGGATCAAGGTGACGACGGCGCAGGCTAAGAAGGCCTCGACGGGTGGGACGGTGACGGTTTCCGTCGCGACGACGACTCCGGCTGGTTCGATTTACGCCCTGTCTGGTTCGAAGCAGGCGCATTACAATGAGGATTCGTCCTATCGCGGACGATCGTTCACGGTCAATCTCAACAAGAAGTCGCAGAAGTATGCGCGGGGGCTTTATGAAGCGGCGAAGGACGACAAAAATATGTCGAAGGCGCAGGGTGAGATCGCGGCCGTCCTGAAAGAGGCGGAGTCGAAGGCTAGCCAGGCGTTGGGGGGCAAGCTGTAATGCCGGTCAAAATTGACATCGTTGGGGATTACACCGACCGCGAGGTCAACCGGGCGATCAAGGATTTGCAGCTGCTCGGTACGCATGGTCAGGCATCAGGGGCGAAACTTCGAACGTTTGGTGAAGAGGCCTCGGCTGCTTTTCATAAGAGCTCTGTTGCGGGCGTCGCGATGGGCGCCGGTATTGGGGTTGCGGCGTTTCAAGCGATTCAAGTTGGCGCGCAGATGGCGCTGCAGTTTGGTGTCGATTCCGTTAACGCGTTTATCGCAGATGACGCGGCGGCGCAAAGTCTGGCGCAGACATTTGAGCAGTTGGGCCTGGCGACGCAGTCGACCGGGGTCGAGACTTTTATTGCGCAGACGGAGACAGCCGCTGCGGTTGCTGACGATCAACTTCGGCCGGCGCTCGATCGCTTGGTGCGATCGACGCACGATGTCCAGCAGGCGCAGGATCTCCTTGGTTTGGCGCTCGATATCAGCGCGAAGCGGCATGTGTCGCTTGAGGCTGCCAGCAATGCCGTCGGAAAGGCTGTGGACGGAAATTATGGTGCGTTGGCGAAACTCGCGGGTGGCTATACGACTGCTGAGTTGAAGGCGATGGGGCTGACGTCGGTCGTGTCGACGTTGTCGAATCAGTTTGCGGGGTCGGCGAGCGCCGCGGCGGGAACGTATCAGGGGCAGTTGGCGCTGCTCGGGATTCAGTTCGGCAATATTCAGGAGTCGTTCGGTAAGGGTTTCCTTGACGGAGTGACGGCGTCAATGGGTGGGGCGAAGGGCGCGGGCGAGCAGTTGACGCCCGTCATGGAATCCCTCGCGGCGAACGCTGAGAGCCTCGGTCGTTCGATCGGTTCGGTTGCGTCGAATATCACGCCGGCGATCGCCGGGATCAAGGTCATGTGGGGTGCCTTCTCGGTTCTTGATGCTGGTCTTGGCAGCGTGATCGCGAAAATGATTGCGTTAACTTTTGCGATGCGGGGTGATTTCGCGGCCGCGTCGGCGATCGTTGCGGAGGCTGATCGGAAGCTGCTGGTCGCTTCGGGGGCGCTCGCGACAGCGACGCAGGATTTGACGCAGGGCACAGTCGACGGTATTCCCGTGACGCTGTCGGCCGCGTCGGCGCTCGATGAGCAGGCTGCTGCTGCGAATCGTGCGGCGGTTGCGCTGTCGGGGAAGGTGCGGGCGGAATTTGCGGCGATGTCGAAGTTGGATAACCTTTCGCAGGATGCGGCCGGCCGTAAAGCGTTCGCGAACCAGCAGTTGCAGCTGCAGATAAATTTGGACAATCTTGCGGCTGATGCGAAGAATAATTACGGCGGTGCTGCTGGCTCGGCAGCGGCGAAGGTTGACAAGCTTTCGGCCGCTCAGCAGAAGATGGCTGCCGATATTCAGGCAGCAACCGGTCAGACGAAATCAGCGATCGACGCCTTTAACGCGTATGGCACGGCTGCGGCCGATGTCTTCACGAGCAAGCTGAGCCTGGGGACGGCTAGCGAGGGCGTGTTCAAGCTGCAGGATGAACGGGCTGCGAAAGTGAAGGCGACGCTGGCGGATCTCGTCGCGTACCAGGCCACGCTTTCAAGTGAGCAGACTCAGGCGGAGAAGGACAAGGTCGCGGAGCTGCAGGCGGTGTATCAGCAGGCGTCGGCTGAGGCTGCGGCGGGCGGGCAGTCGGTTGTTGACGCGTTCGTTGAGCAGGCGTCGAAGGTGCGGCGGTTCGCGGAAACGATGCAGACACTGCTCAAGGCGGGCTTGAGTGAGTCGGCGTATAAAGAAATCGCGGGGATGCAAGTCGAGGCCGGGGCTCGGCTGGCAGATGCGCTGATCAACGGCAACATGGCCGAAAATATCGCTAGGACGAATGACGCGATCGGTTCGGTTCAAACGGTCGCGAGCACTACGGGCCAGATGGCCGCGCAGTCGTTTGCTACTGCCGGCCTGCAATTGGCCCAAGGGCTGGTTCAGGGACTGCTGACGGCGTTGGGTCCGGCGGGCAGGGGTCGGGCGTCGCTGCTTCAGATGATGGACAACCTTGCGTCGGCAATGACTCGCACCGCAACGATTACGGTTGTCGGCGTATATAGCGGTGCGGGAAATGGCCCGGCTGGTTCCTCGATGACGAGTGATGCGGGTTCTGCTCCTTCGGATTCTGTTATTGACGCCGGTTTTGGTGGAGTTCCGATCGGTGGAATACCAGGCCTGCTGGACGGCATCGGTGTTGGGCTTTTTGCGGCCGGTGGTTCGGTGATGGGCGGGGTGCCGATCATCGTTGGTGAGAAGGGGCCGGAGTTGTTTGTGCCGGGGTCGAATGGTTCGATCGTGCCGAATAGCGGCGGGTCACCGGCTGGCGGGAACTCGTATCAGATCACGGTGCAGGCGGGGGTTGGTGATCCGCGGGCGATCGGTCAGCAGATTATCGAGTATGTGAAGAAGTTTGAGCAGGCTAACGGGCCGGTTTTTGCGGCAGCATGACGACGACGGTTCAGATCGCGTTCGATCTTTCGGCGAACGGTATCGGAAATTATTTCACGCTCGATGACAGCACGAAGGGCGTTCTCGACAACGCGACGTACAAGCTCGGCGGTGACGTCCTCGTTGACGTCACGCAATATGTGCGGTCGGTTGGGGTGAAGCGGGGTCGGTCGACGATGCTCGACAGGTTCACGACGGGGACGGCGAACGTCACCCTCGACAACCGGGCGCGGATATTCGATCCGTTGAATACCGCGTCGGCGTACTACGGCTCAATTATTCCCGGCAAGGAAGTCGTGATCACGCGGGACGCGTATCCGATCTATACGGGGAATATCGCGGATTGGAATTTTTCCTACACGATCGATAACGATTCGACGGCGGATCTCGCGGCGGTTGACGGGTTGTCGATTCTTGCGGGGCAGACGAGGACGGCGGGGACGGCGACGGCGCAGTTGACGGGCGCGAGGGTGTCGGCGGTTTTGACGGAAG